TCTACTCTGTTTTTATCAGAGAATTCTACTCTGTAACCATATACGTAACCAAGACCTTTGTCTACTTCAAGCACTAAGTTATTTGCATTAGTTGTGTTAGCAGACACTGATAGTTCAAACGGATCTACAATGTAGTTGCCGCTCTCTTCATAAGTTCTTTTAGCCATCTCAGCACCAATTTTAGCGTATTGAGGATCGGTGTTGATGATAGCAGGTAAACCGTCTCTAAAGTTAACAATAGAGAAAAAGTTATTAGTATTTGATGTGGCTGAGTTTGTTGAAGTATTTTCACTGACTCTAGAAACTAATGCCGCAGATAGTTTTAATCTGCTAGCGCCAGGAGCATTAAAGTTTGGTGCACCAATAGCATTATCATAAAGATTTTCATCTGTATCAGCTGTAACTATTGATTCTACAAGTTCAAACCCAATGGCTTTATTTTGTGGATTTGCATCATACTTTGATACTATTGTAGTTTGAGGTGCTACTCTTACAAAGTAGCCACTCTTGAATATCACACCTTCATTAACTGATACAGCATATCCTTTACCAATGGGCGAGTAAGAAGCACTAGCTACAGTTACGTTAGCTACATTTGTATCTGTAGTTGTCCTAATGAATACATCTTCACCAGCATCAAAAGTTTTTTGTTGAACACCATTAGCATATAGAGCAGAGTTTAAGTATCTAATATAAACCGTGTTTAGGTCAGGATCATTTGCTTCTAGACCAGCAACAGAATTTATGATAATAGCTTGTAAATTAGCAACATTTACTAGCTTATTGCCGATGTAATCATTGACATTAATGACTGCGCCGCTAGTATCTAAATCTTGAAGCTTTATGTACTCATACTGTGAATCATATGATACTGTGCAACCTTCTACTATAGACCCGTCTTTGAATATATGTCGACCAAACTTATCTACTTGATCTTGTATTATGCTCTGGATTTGAGTGAGTTCTCTAGCCTGGACAGCCGTGCTTGGCTTGAAAAGGATCTTGTAATAATTGTCAGCTTGATCATAATCATCAAAATATGGAGCCGCGTTAAAATTAGTTTCTAAAGGCATTCTGTATAGACCCTTTGATTAGAACTTTAGTACTAGTCTGATTTCTTCTGTGCTATTTATTTCTCGAGTAACAACAGTGTTTGAAGTTTCCAAATACAATACTTTGCCTGTTTCTCTTACAAGATCCGGTATAGTTACTGATAATGGCACACCATTGGCGGCTGAGTTAGCACCTATAATTGTTTGGCTTGAGTTTGAGGATGAAAAGTTTACTGTTTTAGTTACATCACTTACTATAATTACTGTATGCACATTACCTACATTTGCAGAAGCTCCCAAACCATTACTCACATTAGAAGAAACAGTAAAAGCAGAAGTGTTTGAAACATTAGTTAACTTTAAGTAAGTACTATTTGCAAACGTAATCTTAGCATTTGCTGTATTTGCTAAATTATATAGATTATCACCTATAGTAAAAGAGCCAGTCAAGTTATTTATGACTAAATCTAAATCACTAAGGTCGCTTAAAATTCTTCCTCTAGCACCAGTGCCGGTTTGTATCACATATTCATCATCAATATAACTACCTGTGTTTGACGCAAGTGTTATTCTTGAAGTCTGATTGAACCTTTTACCAAATGTTGTTGAAAGATTTTTAGACTTATCAGAAGAACTAATGCTATTAATAGTCGCGTACGCGTTCGAGGACGTACTTATAACAAAACCATTAGCCATTTTACCACTAACCAAAGTCATATAGATTTCTGTATTAGATGAATTAGCACCAATGATAATAGTACCATTTGCACCATTTTCCTGTGTAGCTACATCATTAGCAAAAAATCTTAATACAGATACTGCAGTAACATTAGCTAATTTAGCAGATGAGTATCCATATATTGTAGACTGGGCATTAGCAGTATTTACAAATGCACCCTTAACATTTTTTAATTCTAATGTTGTAGAGTTACTAGTAGTAACTACACCAGCAGCATTTGAAGATCCCTGAACTACTATTTCACCATTAGTCCATCCACTTATATTATTTGTAGTCAGTCTTACTCTATCAAAATTAGTTAATGTAAAGTTTACGTTAGCAAACTTTGGATTTTTTATAATACCAAATTTTCTAGCAGTAACATTAGTAGGATAATACCAAGATTCATTTGATGCTGTATCAAACTTAACATCAATACTTACATATCTAGCACCAAGTTCATGAACTGGGTCAGCACCATGACCAAGTAGAGGTGATATGATAGCATTAGCTACCGCGTTAACAACATTAACTGCATTATTACCGTGAGAAGTATTAGCATATATCGTTACGTTAGCTTCTGTATAGTTATTACCGGCATTAATGACTGTGATCTTATTGATTGTGTTTCCTGTACCAACAGAAGTATTGACGGAAGCTACAGCTATAGCACCGTTACCATCACCAGTTATTTTTATAGTTGGTCCTATCTCGTACTCAACTACATCTTGTGATAGATTGATTATGTCATTGATTAAAGCTATGCCGGTATTAGTGGTACTGTCTTTAAAATCTACTCTTCTGCCGATCAAAAAAGTGCCATTCGGATTTTTTATAGTCACGTTTGGGTTGGTGTCTACTGACATAACATTAGCTGTAAGAAGTGAAGAAGCACCTCTTATTCTATTATTTGCTACCCAAGTACCGTTTACACCGGAAATAAAAATAGTAGTAGAGTTACTAAAAGCAACGGTACCATTAGCATTTAGAGAAGTATTAGAATAATCAAGAAGATCAACACGCTCACCAAGAATAAAAGATGCACCCACTACACTAGTATTAGCTATAGTTAGTTTTCTAGAATTAATATTACTGTTGCTGATAATGCCATTAGCATAAGTTGTGGTTATAGAAGATGGTTCTAGCACTGTATTCATTTTAAAAGTTGTGTTGCTAGTTAAAGTATTACTAAATGGATAATTAACTGTTATTGTAGTAGCATTGACTGTCATTATTCTTCTAATGTTAGTATTAGCATTATCGCCAATACGAATGAAATCATTATTAGAATAAGAAGTAGTTAGTGCAGTAGCTGTTGCATTAGTAGCTATAAAACTAGCCGGATATATTGTAGCAGTGGCTGTTTTACCCTGAAGAATGTGACCAGACTCAGTCAAACCTTTTGTCAGTTGTATTCTATTAGCATCATCTGTATTTGCTGAAAGACATAAAGCTATATGTGTAGCATTAGCAAATTGAACAAAATAAGTCGTATTACTACTCAACCCACCAATAGCAGTGTTACCAGAAGATACTGAGTACGTTATTTGGTCACCAACTACAAAAACATTAGCTGTGTAAAGTGCTATTACGTTATTTAAACCAGCTCCGACACCAGCAGTAACATCTGTATTAGCATTAAAAGTTTGTGCAGTCGGTGCTCCGACAACTACTGTTGGTATCGTAGCATAAGCATTACCTGAATTAGCTATGTTTATAGTTGTAATCTTGCCAGTCGAGTTAGCTTGTGCGTTAGCAGTCCCGCCCGTACCGGTAGCGCTTGTTATTGTAACAGTTGTGTTTGATGTATATCCAGTTCCATTAGTAAGCACGACTCCGACTGATAAACCACTAGAATTACTAGTATTTACTTGTATGGATGCTGTAGCTGTTCCGGTATCTGTTGTATCTCTTAGTGGTAAAATACTATTAAAGTTTACATTCTTATTAAATCTTGATACAGATATAGCAGATGTATTTGATGAATCTACTATAGCTGACACAGAAGTATCTGTCTGAACTACATTAGAGTTAGGATTTACATAACCAACTCTGTAAAGAAAATCAATATTGTCTATGACTTGTTCCATCTTTTCGCCAACTGCACCACCGCCAGCTATAAAAGAAGTGTTTACTAAATCATATCTTACATACAAGTCAATTGGGTCGGCTATTGTAGCTACTTTAGAAGTACCATTATAGCTAGAAATTTCTCTTACCTGACCAGAACCAAACCCAGTCTTTAAGTATATTGATGAGTTAGTATAGTAATTGTTAAAAGAAGAAGAATTAGAAGATATCTTAATGTTATTTCTATCTATGATAGCCTGTACTTGTCCAGTTTCATAAACATTGTAATTAGTGCCGCCATTAGCAATCTTTATAACATCTATTGTCCCTGGTATAGTGTTAGATTGTACTTGTGTGTTAGATACTACTGGTATAAAGTTTGGAGTAGTAAACTTTGTATTGGAAGTCGCATCTATGGTGTACATGTACTTCCACACATAACCATCACCAGTCTCAAAAGTACCAGAAGTTATTTGAAGTGATGGCTTTATAGTGCTAGCTGTATTACCATTATTGTAAAGACACTTATAAACATTATACTCATCACCTGCTCCTGAAGTAACAACAAAAAATTGTTTTGTATACAGAGCAGTATCATTTTGATCATACGCCGGGTACACTGTATTAGAAGTCCAATTGTACCTTGGAACTACATGGCTAACATCAGTAGATTGAATAAGTTTACCATATAAAATCTCATTATAAACATCATGCTCAGTTTGTGCTACTGATGTACTAACATTTCCTATTGCAGAGTCATCATTTACACCATTAGCATTTACCCATGGAAAGTGTCTAGCTGCAAACACATAGTGTGTGTTTGAGCCACTATTTACGTCTTGAATAAAGCTATTAGCGTTATTAATAAAATGATTTATTGTAAGCAAAGATGACATTTTACTCTACCTAATTTTAAGAGATAGAAGACTCAGCGAGGCTAGATATACCATCAAGAATCTCATCATTCAGTCTGTATCTCCCATATAGCGCTATTCCAGTTGGATGTATTAAGTTTCTAACAATGCTTTCATACATTGATAACATTTTTTCTGCTACAATTTGATAAGAAAAATCTTGATAAAATAGACTGTCCTGCAACTTCATCTCATCACTAGCAAAACTCTTTCTATTTAGCCACCGTCCCTCGCCGAGACCGGGCATACCAACTATAGCTGATCCTTCCACTACAGTAGCATTATTACTATTACCGAGCGTAACAGTCTCACCATCTAAGTAACCATATCCAGAATTAATTATTTGTACTGAAGATATAATTCCATTGCCACCAACTATTTTTGAATCAACCACAGCATTGTGACCCTTGATATTACCAAATGCATCAGTTATATTCAATGCAGCTACGTTTGGTTCGATGACGTCTATGTACACTTTAGAAGTGTATTGTGATCCTGGATTTATAGATGACAAAAATGATATTGTACCGACTTCAAAGACTGTATAAGTTAAAGCAGACTCAATAGTGGAGTCTAAATTAGTCGGGTTGAAAGCACTCTTGGGAAAATTCCAATCAGTCAAGCGAGTAACTACTGCTACATTGCCTGTAGCACCCGAGTTAGATGTCACAGTCTTTGTTGGAACAAAGTACCCATTAACGCTTGACAGAGTAACGTTACTTCCGGTCACTGTATCTATAGTAGCATTACCAGTTATAGTCTGCTTAGTTGGAGTTCTAACTAACTCTAGCACAGATGAGTTAGTATTACTTATTAATGTCACACCGGCTACTATATTTGCGTTATCAAGATCGGTGTCAGTTGATGAAGTAACCCAAGCATGACTGACGTCGGCTCGATACACGTATAGTCCCGATATACCCAATGATGAGTTTGAAAATGATTCACCATTAGCTACACTGTTAGCAGATAGTTTAACACCCTCTAGCATCAAGACGTTTGCGGTGCTATTGACTGTGTCACCTACATTAAATGTGCCAGTAACAGAAGTTAATTCTAATAATAATGTGTTTGATGCTCTGTCTAAATCTAAATTATAGTAATCATTTATGTAGTCTGTGTTTAAGTTGAGTAGCTCTTTGTCTACTATACCACCAACTTTAAAAGAAGCGCCGGAACCAGTACCGCCGGTTATTCTATCTATGGTAGCTGAACCACTAGACGTGTTAACTTGGTTACCAACACCAAACGATAGAGTGGTGCTTCGGTCTATTATTCTTATAAAAGAACTATTAGCAAAGACTATAGTACCATTTGCGTTTGTTGATGTGTCGACTAAAACTTGACCATTTGAAAAAACACCAACTGTATCGACTATATCAAGATTAAGTGTCTGTTTTACTGTAACAGTAGCATTAGTAGAAAATCCAGTACCACCGTTTAATAGTAAGAAATTGATAGCACCATTAAATTGATCAGCTACAGATACAACTCTAGCTTTACCTTGTGTACCGCTACCAAGGACATCTAATATATCACCTTTAGTATAATCAGTTCCACCACTTGTTATAGCTATAGCATTCAATGAGCCAATGATAATTGGACCATCATTTTGAGTTACATCATTAGATATTGATTGATAAATTCTATCACCACGCTTAAAATCACCAGAAACATTAGTGATGGTGAGAATGTTTATTGTCCTACCACTTACTATTTTTTTGTCTACTGATTCAACTATAGCAGAAGCACCAGCATTATTTCTTATCTTAGTACCAATCAATAATGATAGTTTAGGATGACCGGTTGTTTCAAGATAAGTGGGAACTCTCCATGTATTATCAGATGGCTTAAAGATATATTCACTGGGTATGTAAAGTTCTATGTCTTCACCATATACCAACCTAAATAGTAACTCATATGCACGCTTAGTACCTTTAGAACGATATAGTTCTAAAACATGCTTCATTAGTAAAGTTTTATCAATCACTACCGATTCAGGTAATGAGTTAATCAACGTGTTTTTAAAGTACTTTATAAAAGTATCAGATGTAGTATCTATATCAAGATACTCAAGTAGAGATCGTGATTCACCAATAGGTTTGCCAGTGGACTCCATCCATTCGTAATAAGCTTTTACAAATGCTATGAAATTTGGTCCCTCATCATTGTAAAATGATGGGAATTGTCTAGCTATAAACGGTGATACGTACTTTTCTATAGACATTAGGTAGTTTTCACCGTAACGTTAATGTTAGACAAATCAATAGCTATGACGTCATTCTTACTGGAACTTATATCTGGTGATACTGACTTACTATAAAAAATAATGCCGACATCATTGACTGTATCAAATATATTTATTTGATTTAATGACACAGTACCAGTAGTGTAATCTATTAATCCAGCATTTTGATAAGTCTGTATACCTGGAACTGTTACATCTTTTAAATAAACAATCCGTGAGGTGTTTGTGACTACTATATTACCGGAGGATTGAGTAACTTGAAATGTGTTAGCATTTGGATTATAGTCAGTGTATGAATAACGTCTACCGTTTGAGATAAACTCACTTGATGAAAAAGAACCTGGTGTTATTGCATTACGAAACTGAACTGCTATAGTTACTGGTGTATTTTCAACTACATTTACTATCTTTTTTAGAGTAACTTTTGTTTCGTTACTAGAAATGCTTTCATTTGCTTCATTTATTGCAGTCTCAAAACGTGAAAATCTAAATTCACTATTAAAATCATTTAATTCATTTTGATTAAAAGTTGTAATTGCATTTTTAACAATTGTAGATATATCAGATGGTGAAAGTGTAGTTTCATTAGCGTTGTATTTGCATGTAACATCAACTAATAAGTAAAGATAGTCAGGGTTAACAACGACTGGTGTTATACCCAATGTACATTTGTCAGATAAGTAAGATTCAATTTCTTCTTTTTCAACATCTGATAAAAATTCACCAGTAAAAGTAGCTGGTGCTACAAATACTTTACCAAATTGAGGTGCACCAGTAGTGGTTTCACCACCGTAAACGTGAACTGTCTTAATGTATTGATAGTTTTGTAAAACTAAATTGCGAAAATCTTCAGTCGTGATAGCACGCTCTTGAGTCTGAAAATTTCTCGGTGCTCTGTAACGAATTTCTTCAATGCTCTCAGCCTCAGCACCACCAAAAGAAGTGGAAGTAACTGTAATGGTTGGTATAATGGCAGAACCATATCCGTTATAAGATCCTAAGTTGTCGTCTAGTATAAAAGAAGTGCATTTATTAGCTGCATTTCCAGATGTTACTCTATAGCTAGCCGTAACAATTGCACCATTCTTTGGTTTTCTGCCAAAAGTGCCATCACCAAAAACAATTTCATACTTAGTATCTTCTGTTGCTTGAACAAAGTATACTTGTGAATTAGCGTTCAAACCAAATAAGTTATTAGACTTTATGTAAGATAAAGGAGTCAAACCATTATCTTCTGTGACACCAACTAGTATCGAGTCAGTATCAATCAACTCATTAGTCAGTATAAATCTTTGACCTTCAAGTGAAGAATTGTACACAAAAGAATCTTGTGCTATGAACCCTTCATAAATACTAACATTAGCGGCTGTAAATACGTTATTTGATGGATACAGAGTCAAAGTCTCATTAGTTACAAAAGTATAAGAACCATTTGAGTTTTTACCCGTGAAGCGTGTGCCCTCTGGTATTTCAAATGAAGATAATGCAGATTGAGCAAAAGTTAAATTAACTATAGCTCTTGATGATTTTGCTGACCTTGGTGTGTAATTTAGAGCTTTAGCTATAGATATTACACTGTTTCTGAGTTGTGCAGAATCCATAAACATTTCAGAAGCAACCATGTTCAGATAGAAAGTATTTAAGTAAGTGTTATAGCTCAAAATATCAAGCAACACAGACATGTTTGAGCCATCAAAATCGTAGTCTTGAAATAGACTCTGGTTGCTTAAGTACGTCTTTAAAGAAGCTTTGAGGGTATCAAAGTCTAAGTTTACAAGACTGATAGAGGTGTTTGCTGCCATTTATCTGATTCTTCTTAAGATGAGGTCTACTGATTGCACCACCTGGCTATTTAGTATCATAAAATATATACCTATATTTACAGTATCAGTCTGTTCATTTCTATTGACTATCACTTGCATTACATTTACACGCGGTTCACTCTTTTGTATTGAGTTTGTGATTTGAAAACGAACTTCTTCTGCTAAGATTTCATCATTAGGTTCAAAAAGAACTTTTCTGATGTTGCCGCCAATAGATGGTTGAAACAAGCGTTCACCCGTCATTGTTAAAACTATATTACGAACAGAACGCTTTATTGCTATGTCGTTCTTTGTCCTAGCTAAATCTTTGGTGATAGGGTGTGGTGTAAAGTCAGTAAGAAAATCTGAAAATAAATCTGGTATTTTCTGTAACTGAGTGATCGTGTCAGCTCTAGTTGACAATTTTTAAGTCTCCTTAATCGTCGTTGAATCTGATCTGTTGACCGTCCATTCTAACTATACCAGATGCTGTAATGGTGATGTCACCAGCTGATGTAGTCATTGTGATAGTTTCTGCTTCTACTATAAAGTCTTTACATTTAATTTTAAATGTTTGGGCTGATTCCATATAAATGTTTTCGCCTGATATGACAGTTGTATTGGCTGCTGATCTTACTTGTACTTGCTTATCAGAGTTTACGTCAATATTACCACCAGAAGCTACTTGCCAATCACCCAATAAAGTATCTGCACGAATACCACTTATTTGTGAAGCGTAATATCCCTCAATATTTTCATAATAATTTCCTGACACTTTCTTAGCGTCGTCACCGCGCACAGTCTCTTCTTTATCTTCATTGACTGCCACTATGTAGTTTTTACCAATACCTACTTCATAGTTACCCTTGATGCCCAACACTTTATAACCAGCCATTGCTTCATAAACAGAGTTATCTACATTCAATGAATAATTACCAGCAATTTTAAAATCTACTTGACCGTCGGATGTAAAAGTGACACCATCTTTATGATATAAGCTAGTTTTTCCTTGAACAGTTTGTTTCCAACCACCATCACTCTCTAATTCTACGTACGTACCTTTTGTATGACCAACTTTTAAACTTTCTTTTCCAGGTGCATCATTAATATGAAACTCATGGCCACCTCTTGTCATTGTAGCCTGATTGTATGGATAATCCGTTTCAAACTTAGATTCTGGGTGCCTTCTGTTTTCTGGATCATCAGACATATTAAGTCACTCCAGTAAATAATAATTGAGATCTTCTAGATAGCATTGCTTGCTTTTGCATAAACTCTTTTCCGAGTGTGTAAAATGGATTTTTATTTTCATCAGGAAAAATTGAAAAAGTTACTTTGGGATATAATACGTTATTGACACCCTGTGCTAATAATGGTATTAAACTTGCAGCCATATTTATGATTGAGCTAAAACTATAGCCGCTCCCCATCACTTTAGTAGCACCAGAAATTTTTGCAAAGTCTATAGAACTACTTATAGCACGCATTAGTTGAGGTCCAGAAACTGAAACTTTAAATACAGATTCTAATGAACCAACTAATAATTTTTGAGTATCATATTGAGTATGCTGTTGCGGTGTCGCAAAGTTTGGTTGCCCATTTCTTAGTGTATATATTGGCTCTCCAATATTCATTGGATCAACCCACTTAATATATCCTGGATAAGGATCATTATCATAAGAATAGTATTCTTGAACATAACCAATTGGTGGTTCTATTTGTACACCAGTGATGGGTGAAAAAGATACAGAAGGTACACGAGCTAAAGGTGTAGTTATTATACTTTTAATACTATTTTCTAGTGCTGTTGTCTTGACAAAATTTAAAGCACCTCTAGTATAACCGGTAATACCATTGATACTTGTAACGGCTTGAGCTAAAGCTAAATCAGCTGTAGCTGCTGTTCCATTATTTAACACACTAATACCACAAACTCGAGTATTAGCTAAAGCATTGATTAAATTTCTAACGCTATTCATTGCATATGCTGCTTCATTTAGTGCTGCTAGTATCTTTTGTATGCCTAGTTTATTAGCAAGTTCAAGTATAGCGTTTCTGATAGCGTTAGCAACTACATTAACAATACCACTGATAATACTAGTCAAGTCTAATTGAATATTTACTTGCAGAGCGTTGAATGGTAAGCAAGGAAGAGCAGATATTTTATAGTTTGGATCAACTTGTTTAAACAGTTGTAAAACGTCACCGTCAGATCCAGTACCCACTGATGCTATGGTAGGAACATCAGCAAACTTCATTCCTTGTTCTACTTCTTTACTCATGATGATGCCATCATCAACTTTTACACTATCAACAGACGCTAACCCACCATCAATCTGATCTAGAGTTATTCTATTTGGGTTAAGAGCACTATATGGGTTAGACACTGATTGTTGTGAAGCTGCTGGAATACTACCAACCGTTGTGTCAATCTCTGGTGTGCCTCCAGTAGTACTATCTGTTTTAGCATCACCGGCTTTACCAACAGTTCCTTGAATAATTGGATACTGATAGTCACGATCAGCCCACATACCCATTACGCGTGAACCAACCATGAGACCAACTGGAGCTGTTCCTATTCTTCCGAGTGCAGCAGAAGTAG